TATTTCTCTTGTAAAGTTTTCAGCGCCTAACTGTTCTACATCAGCGTTAAGTCTATCGGAACTTCCCCAATAGTCTCTCCAGTCTGATTCTTTGAAGCCTCTGCGTTTGTTCTTTTTGCCTTTTAGTGGTGGCTTAGTAGTTTTAAATTTTGCTAGTTTTTTACCTATATATTTTTGTCCTGTAGTGGTATTAGTAATAATATAGACAAATCCTTCGTATTCATCTGGTATTTTGTCTATTATTTTTCCATTATAAGTCCACTGCATGAACGTATATATGTGTGCCTATTGGGTATTGCCTTTAGTCTTGGTTTTTCTAGTTGTTACATGTTTTTCTCTTATTTCATCCATGCGTAGTTTTGCTAATCTACGTATTTCTCTAAGCCATTTCCTACTAGAAGTGTGTGTTCTTACACTATTTCTTGCTTCAAACTTTTCGTTCTCTTTAAAGTATTCCATATATGCTTTTGTCAGCTGATCATGTACATCATCTTCAATCATAATACATTGCCTTAAGAGTAATAGGGTTGCTTCCTGTAGCATGTGCAGCTATTTTAGTACGACAATCACCGGCAATACCTTTTAAAAATGCTCTTTCAATCCTTGCTTGATTGAAAGTTTTTTCATGATTAGCTTTTTTTACTATATCAATAGTAATAGAATCGTCTTTTCTAGTTTGCAATGCAATTATTCCTTGTCCTACTGCTGGTATAATAGGTACCCTTATCCATGTGCGCCTAATATCTAGTGTTTGTAAACCAGCTTCGGCTAGTATAATAGCATCGTATTCTTTGTTGTCAAGTTTTTCTAATCTAGTATCTATATTTCCTCTAATAGGTTTAATTTGAATACCAATGTTGCTATAAAGTTGTTTTAATTGTGCTTCTCTTCGCGGACTACTAGTGCCGACTGTAAATCCGTAACTTACTTTTCCTATCAAAACATCATGAGGACTGTTTCTTTTTAGTGTTGCTGCTATTATTAAGTCAGGGTGTTCCTCACCTGGCATATCTTTTAAACTATGTACAGCAACATCTATATCACCATTTAATAAACTATTTTCAATTGCACTACAAAATACACCTTTGCCTCCTATTTCGTTGATAGGAGTATTAGGATTTAGATCTCCCTGAGTTTTTATTACAACAATTTCGGTATCACATGATAATTCACTACACACACGTTTTGCATATGCAAGTGCTAAATCACTTCCTCTTGAACCAATTTTTAATTTCATTCTATAATCTCAATGTCATTTGCATAACTTGTAAATCCGTTTTCTTTAACTACTCTCATTACATGGTTTACACGACCTACTAGTTCATCTTTGTGTGATATGAGATAAACATTTTTGTCTCTTTCTCTTCCCATTTTCTTTAGAACACCGAGTGCACCTTCAACACCTGCTGTGTCCATACCGCTGTCAATAAGCTCGTCAATAAACAATAAGTTAATGTTTTGGTATAGACTTTCCCACACATCTCGGAATGCAAAACTCATACCAAGTATTAATCGGTTTCGTTCACCTCTTGACAAATTGTCGAAGTCTAAGTCCTGTCCAAGTTGTGTAATTTCAACAGCTAAATCATTTTGGAATACAACTTGATGGGGCAATCCTAATTTTACAATATAGTATGTAAGTCTATTGTTTAGATACGCTAAATTTTGTTCAATAATTTTCTTACGTATAAAACTATCTTTATTTGTAAGAAGTTTTAATAAGAAGTCTTGATGTTCTTTAAAGTTTGTAAGTTCATTAACACTACTCCAACTAATTTCTTGTATAGCCGTTTTGTTAAGTTCGTCGATCTGTTCTTGATATGGATCAGATTCTTGTTGTTTTGAAGTAAGAGATTGTTTTAATCGATCAACATTTTGTCTATGTTCGTATGCTTCTTTAGCAGTTTCATAGAATGTATCAGGTTTACCATTTATCTCACCAATTTCTTTTAATCCATTTAAAACTTCAGAACGTTTTGTATCAATTTCACTAGCATACAACATTGCATCTTCAAGTTCTTTGTTCTTGCGCTCTGCAATCTCTGCTTTTTTGTCTGCATGTAGCTCTTGTCCACAAGTATAACACACAGCATCTTCAAGATTTGCGATATCTTTTTGTGCTTTTTCAACACTTTTGGTAGCACGTTGTAGTGCCGGCTCTAATGTACTTAATTCCTTTTTAAGAGCCATAATAGCATTGTTGTGTTTAGACCAATTAGACAGCTTTTCATGTGCATCTAGCTCAGAATCAATGTCTAAATGTTCTAATTCATCGATTGCTTTGACTAATTTGTCAATATCTGTCTTTTGTTTTGCTAACCAAGCACGTTGCGTACCTTGTAGACTTTCAATTGTGCTTTCTATTTTACTGTTTGCTGATTGTATTGCTTCAATTTTTAGTGTTTCTTGGGTAATTGCTTCTCTAGTTTGTTTTGTTTGTTCTTTTAACGATTCTGCTTTTTCACTTAATATAGTAATACCTAGCAACTGTTCAATTATAGCACGTTGATCATTTTGCCGCATACTTAAGAAAGGTTCGGTATAAGTGTTTAACGCTACAATATGCTTAAACATATCGTGAGTCATACCTAGAAGCGTGTTTATAGATTCTTGTGTTTTTCTACTATCACCTTGTGACTCATCGGTCATCTCTTGTTCTTCATTGTTGATGTAAAACTTCAGTACATTAGGGCTGCGTCCTCTTTCAATCCGGTAATCAACTCCGTCTTTTTCAAAATGGAGTGTGACTAACATTGCTTTGGAATTAGTCTTGTTTATTAGATTGTTTCGTTTAATGTTAGTAAGGGCAACACCATACAAAGCGTAACTAAGGGCGTTTATGATAGTAGTTTTGCCTGTACCATTTCTTGATCCAGCGTCATCACCTCCTTGATCGAGATTTTCACCTAGCACAAGTGTTAGTTGTTCTTTGTTAAAATCAACAGCTTGAGTTTGGTTACCCACACTCATAAAGTTTTTTACAGTTAAATCTTTAATACGTATCATAGTTCGTTATAAATGTCCAATAGCATCTTTTTGTTAAAATTCTCAGTGTCTAGTGCGGCAATTTCACCGCTAACAATTTGATCTACACTTTCAAACTGTTGTATATCTACATCTGTAGTAATTTCTTCCATTTGTTTTTGCGGAATAAGAGATAATTCTCTACATTTGTACTGTGTAACAAATGTTTCTTTAATAAATGTTGCTTCCTCAAAAGAAATTGGAACATCTATAGTAACACGCAAATACATCTTTGGCTTTATAATTTTATCTGTTTCTTCGAGAAGTTGTTTTAATCCTATGGTCCTATATTTAGGACAGTTTTCCCAATTGATATATTGCGGTTCTTTATTATTTTCTCTATCAAGTATCATCATTCCGCGGTCGTCATCCCATGCATCAGCATAATTGTGCGGGAACGCATTACCTAGGTAGTGTACTTTACCTTGTTTTTGTCGCTTATGAAAATGACCACTAAAAACATATTCCTGATGTTCAAAGTGTGATGCCTGTAACTCGCCAGTATCGGGCATCTGTACCATAGCATTCATATAAAAACTTGGAAGTTCAAAGTGTCCAAACAAATATTTTGTTTTAATATTTTTTATTTTCTTCCATTCATCACCGACTAACCATGGAACAAGTGCCACATCATCTTCTTGATAGATTTTATCAATAAATGTTATTCCTGGAATATGTTTTGCAAACGCAGTAGAATTAACGTCACGCTTGTCTTTGTAATATAAGTCATGATTACCATCAAAGAAGTAAAACTTCTCAAACGCTTTTCCAAGTTTTTCCATACTACGGATAGTTGAATCCATAGTTGTTAAGTTTAGGCTATTTCTATTGTGATGCCAGTCACCGCAGAAGATACCAGTTTCGCATCCGTTAGCTTGTGCTTGTTCTATGTACCAATCTACAAATTCTTCGCAATCTTCGTTATGAATTTTACTATTACCTTTTAATCCTAAATGGATATCGGTAAAAACTGCTGCTTTCTTAAACAATATTTAATCCTTAGTTTTGATTGTTGTAATATTATACAGTAAAATAATACACTTGTCAACTATTTTTTTTCTGATTCTCTCTTCATTTGTGCTTCCCATTCGCCCTGGTGTTGTCTGGTGTAACTAGGATTTAAATGATTTATTTCTAGAATATCGTCTCTAATGTTTTGATTACGCTTCTCTATGTTGATAACACGTACAAACGAGTTGGTAACTGCTGCGGTATAATATGCAAACGGATTGTCAGACTTAGATTCGTCAAATTGTAAACCAATTTGCGATAATTGAAGGATTGCTTGTCCTTTCATTTCGTCATTATATGTATAACCTCTAACATTTCCTCTTGTGGCATAACGATCTACTAATTTTAACCACATATTTGCAAGTTTATTTGTAGCTTTTCCACCATCTAAACTAAACGAACCGTTTTCCATGCCTCCTTCCCAATGACTTTTTCCTACACACACTATTTCGTCATTTTCATTAAACTTGTAATGTTGGAATGGAGGAAAATTTAGTTTTACTCTTGTGTCTGCTACTGTTTTAGGATTTTTTTTACGTCCGGGCTCTTCGGGAATATGATCATATGTCATAATACGGAAAATGAGTTCTTCTTTTGTTATTTTTTTATAGTCCACTTCGCAATCAACTTGTTTAACCTTTTTGCCGGCTAACTTTGCTTGTTCAAATGCTTCTTGACTTAGTCTTTTTGCTTTATTACGTTTTGCTTCTGCAATAGTTCTAATGTTTATTTTGTCAACACTAGGTAAAATCACATCGTACTGATTATAGTCTGTATCTACATAACTACAAAAAGTAGCTTTCGATTTATGTATTTCTCTTAAGATATCTTTGTTGTTTAAGTAATTAACTTTTCTCATAGGTTCTCCGATTAATTATACTTATTATAAACTACTACGTTAATAAAGTCAACTAAATACTTTATAATAAAGGAAGTTTTTTATGGCAATAACTGATAGCAATGGTAATCCAATAAACAGTGGTAGAGGAACACCTCCAAATCCTGCACAAATAGCAGAAAGAGCCGCAAATGCACGTAGTTCTTTAGATCCTGCTGCATCAATCGAAGCGTTTGCTGGTTCTGAAAATATTAAAGGACTAGCCGCGGGCGCAAAACAACGAGTTGAAGATTTTGTACAATCTACAGGATTTGGAAAAGCACTTAGATCTTTTGGACTTTTACCAGATGCCGAACCAGAAGATTTTGAATTTGTAAGTGCTACTAGCGGTGATGCAAATCCAGATTGGAGAGTCAAATTATCCTTACCTAAAAACTTTGCAGGAGGATCTATGTTAGGACCACTTTTTGAAACCGATGGTTTAGTGTGGCCTTATACTCCGCAAGTTTATATTACACATTCGGCTAATTACAGTCAGATACAGCCGGTTCATAGTAATTATCCTTTCTTTGCATATCAAAATTCTAAAGTGGATGCATTTAGTATTGTAGGAGATTTTTATGTTGAGAACAATTATGAAGGACAATACTGGCTTGCTGCTGTTCATTATTTAAGAAGTATTACTAAAATGGCGTATGGTAGAACTAGTAATGTAGGTGCTCCTCCTCCTGTTGTAAGGCTTAATGGTTATGGAGATTATGTTTTTAAAGATGTTCCGGTTATAGTGCAAAGTTTTGCTATTGAACTAGGATCTGATGTAGATTATATCAAAGTACCAGGTTATGGGCCAAATGGTGCTTGGGTTCCTACACGTAGTAATATTCAAGCAACAGTACAGCCTATATACAGTAGACGTGCAGTTGAGTCATTTAGTTTAGACCAATTTGTAAAAGGTGGATATGTTGGTAAAGGTGGATTTATTTAATGGCAAAATATACAGCAAATAGTCCGTGGAAAGATACTAACACCAAAAATGGACAGTATCTTGATATATTAAAAATACGTCCGATTCCTGCAGAGTCAGATGACATTCCGTATGTTATACAAGTGCAATATACACATAGGCCGGATTTACTTGCCTATGACTTATATGGAGATCATAAATTATGGTGGGTCTTTGCACAAAGAAATATCAACACAATAAAAGATCCCATTTACGATTTTGAAGCAGGTACTGAGATATTCTTACCTAAAGGAGGCAATTTAAAAAGATTGCTAGGAATCTAAATGGCTAGATTAACTCCGCAAAACTTAATTGATAGGGCTACAAAAGCTGGCAAGTCTATACAAGATTTTGCCGAGTCTACAGCCGGAAATGTTGCCAAGGCTTTTACTACTTCACCTAATATAAATGTTAATGCTATTGCAGATTCAATCGATGGCGCTCTCACCGATAAACTATCTGCAGCAGTAGACCCGCAGTTAAAAATACCTTTAGACTATAGAACACAACTGCAATACGAAAACGCAGAATTGGCAAAGTTTCAAGATATAATAGGAATAACAAGCACAAGCGGACCTCCTTTTCCTAACGAATTACGTGACTTTGCAAGTTACAATTATGTGCTTGGATTAGGGGTATTGAATACCTATGAAGTTAATTTTCCAGATAAAACATACAGGGTAAGAGATCCTGAGATAATGATTACTAGATCGGGTGGTGGATTACCAGGCAAAGCAACAACTATTTTTGAAAAAAAAGGACGTATAGAATATTATATTGATGATTTTGAGACTAATGCAATTATTGGCAATAACACAAAAACTAAACAGACTAATGCAGTTTCAATTGACTTTAAGGTTACTGAACCGTTATCAATGGGCATGTTCTTACAAACACTACAGGTTGCAGCTATACAAGCAGAATACAAAAATTATCTTGAGGCACCGTATGTCATTACACTAGAATTTAAAGGATGGGATAATAATGGAAATTATATTTCTAAACCTAATCTTCGTAGGATATTCCCAATTAAATTAGTAAACATAGATTTTAATGTTACCGAAGGAGGAAGTGTTTATAATGTTAGAGCTATACCATGGCATGAGCAAGGATTATCAGATCAAGTACAAAGCATAAAAACAGATATTACCATTACCGGAAGAACAGTAGAAGAATTGTTACAAAGCGGCGCTAAAAGTTTGATGTCTACGTTCAATGAGTATGAACAGAAAAAATTAGAGAAAGAACAAGTAAAAGCAGTAGATGAATACGTTATTACTTTTCCTACGCAACGGTCTACTGCCCAAGAAGAACTTTTAGGACAAGATACAGAAGTTAGTAAAGCTACAACTAATCCTGAATTAAATGCAGGCGAGGGAGAGAAGCGTGAAATTACTGATGCAGAAAAATTAAAATTATATCAAAGCATCACAGGCAACGAAGATAGTAATGTTCCTGCGGATTTTGATGCCGAATTAAGTAAACTAGCAGGAATAGTTGTAAAACGTTCTGGTATAGGCGAAGCAGTAAGAGAAAACGCTCAAAATCCGGATAATATAAACGAAATAGGAAAATCTGATTTAATAGAATCATATCTTGATGGAGGAAAGCAACCTTTTGGAAGACCTAAATTTGTTGAGGAAACAAAAACTACTAGCGGAGGGCCTCCTAATAGGAATACAACTGTAGGAACAGGGGTATTCAAAAGAGGCAATATTACTATTAGCAATAAAGGTCGCGATTTAACATTTAAAAGCGGTACAAAAATACAAGATATTATTGAAGAAATAATAATACTAAGTGATTATGGTAGAAAAGTAGCAGAAGCCGAACCAGATAGTAACGGGTTGGTAAATTGGTTTAAGATAGAAACTGATGTGTATGATATTACTAATTATGAACAAATGGATTTAACCGGACAGTTTCCAAAATTATATGTATTTAGAGTTGTACCCTATAAAGTTCACATCAATAGATACATGCCTCCTACAAAAGCAAGTCCGGGAATAAAAGCATTAGAAAAACAGGCTTGTAAAGAATACGATTATATATACACCGGCAAAAACGACGATGTGTTAGAATTTAACCTTGAATTTGACAAAGCATTTTTTACAGCAATTATGCCATTTGGCGGCGAAAATAAAGCAGGAACAAAAGAAGAAAAGAGTCAAAGTCCCGGAGTATCACCAGGACATCCTGCGTATAAACCTGCTTCAGGCGACACAAACAACCTAAGTAATAGTGGCAACAGCACCACTAAGGAAGTAGCAAAAGCTGGTGGCACCGGAAAGGGCGGACTAGCAGAACGCACAAAAGAATCAATTGCTAGGGATTTCAACGATGCTATTGTAAACAGTAATGTAGATTTAGTCACAGCAAATATGACTATATGGGGAGATCCATATTATATAGCTGATAGTGGAATGGGAAACTATAATGCGGCTGAAACACCTATAATAAACATGACCAAAGACGGTACTATGGATTACCAAAGCAGTGAAGTTGATATAATATTAAATTTTAGAACTCCGTTAGATTATAACCAAGATGGTTCTATGGAGTTTCCAGGAAACGGAACAAAACCAGTTGGCGCCTTTAGCGGATTATACCAAGTTATATTTTGTATGTCTACTCTGTCCGGAGGTGTATTTAACCAACAACTTAAATTAATTAGAAGACGTAATCAAGAAGGTAGGGATACTAACAGTCAACCTACTACACAAGATAACAAAATTTACACTGAGTATGCTGACGATGCGGCAGATGCAAATTCTAATCAAAGCAAAGGCACATCAGATCAATTCGGCGGCAATGACCAAATATAGGATTATTAAATGAGTAGTAGGAATCAATTTACAAGACAAAACCGGCCCGACTGGATGGAGGGCTCTGGACCTTATATAGGTAAGATTGTAAATCATTTAGATAGCGAATATATGGGATCTATCGAAGTAGAAATACTAAAATTAAATGATGCTGGTAATCCTGAAGGTGGGAGTGGATACCTACTCCCCTGTTATTATGTAAGCCCTTTTTACGGCGTTACACCTAGAGAAGGAGTAAAACCTAATCCAGGTTTTGACAACACACAAAAAAGTTATGGAATGTGGGCTATACCGCCTGACGTAGGAACTAAAGTGGTTGTCCTTGCAATGGAAGAAAGTTACGGATTCGGATATTGGATTGGGTGTGTACAAGACAAATATATGAATTTTATGGTTCCTGGAAGAGCATCTACTACATTTAATAGCGAAGATTCTACATCACCAAAACCAGTAGGAGAATATAACAAAGCATTAGAAACTGCAACTGGTAGAGATCCTACCAAATACATTAAGCCTTGTGATATGGATACTTGCAATATATTAGATACACAAGGTTTATCAGGAGATAGTATACGTGGTACAACCACTACCAGTGCTAGACGAGAAGTTCCTAGTATGGTTTTTGGTTTGAGTACTCCAGGACCTGCTGATAGACGACAAGGAAAACCTACAGCAAATTACGGAGAAAATTTTGGTAGAAGCCAAGTTCCTTTTAACAGATTAGGAGGAACTACATTTGTAATGGATGATGGCGATCCTATGTTATTAAGAAAAACTCCTGCAAGCGGACCAAAAGCAGGACCACCAGAATATTCTAGTGTAGAAAAAGATGAAGTAGGTGATGTCACATTGCCGCACAATGAACTAACAAGATGGCGCACTAGAACAGGTCATCAAATCCTTATGCATAATACTGAAGATTTGATCTATATAGGAAACGCAAAAGGATCTACATGGATAGAAATGACAGCTGGAGGAAAGATTGATATTTACGCACAAGACAGTGTAAGCGTACACACAAAAAATGATATTAACATATCTGCTGATAGAGATATTATAATGTCTGCAGGAAGAAATATTTGTTTAAAAGCAGGCAAAGATGGAAGAATAACAGCAGGCGAAGGCACTCATATTTCTGCTAAAACCCATACTGAGTCAGCACCAGACGGTATTAACATGAACGGACCATCAGCTACACCTGCGTATACTCCGTTAAGAACTCCTCAACACGAGCCTTGGTTTGGACATGAAAATCTAAATCCTCTAGAGTTTGTGCCATCAAAGACAGATAGAGAAAATCCAGAAAACACTATTGTGGAAGTTGATAAAAACGGAAATGATTACAAAAACAATTTTGAAGCAGAATACAAAAAAGTAGCGGACACATTCCGTAAAGGAAGGTAAGGTAAATAAGATATGAGTAATTTAGAAAAGCAACTTTATAAACAAATTAGCGTTCCGGGTAAAAAAAGCAAAAGCACTTCTGTACCAGGTTCGCGTACTTATAGGGGTATTAGTACAGTAAATGAAGGCAATTCATCTAAGGTATTATATGATCTTTCATTAATAAAACAGGATATTTTAAACCATTTTCATATAAGGCAGGGTGAAAAATTAAGTGATCCAGAATTTGGAACTATTATATGGGACGCACTTTTTGAACCTTTTACCGGCGATATGAAAAATGCTATTATTGAAAATGTGTCAAACATTGTAAATTATGACCCAAGAGTAAAAGTGAATAATGTAGTAGTTGATCAGTACGAAAGTGGCCTGCAAGTAGAAGTGAGTCTTACGTATCTTCCTTATAATATTTCAGAAAACATGAAGTTAACATTTGATCAAAGCAATGGCTTTTTGAATACATAATAATATACGCATATTACTCAATAAGCTAAATACTGTATAGAAGGAAGAGCCATGTCGTCAACAGATAGACAAAATAGATTATTAGTAGCTGAAGATTGGAAACGCATTTATCAGTCTTATAAAAATGCTGATTTCCAAAGTTATGATTTTGACAATTTACGTCGGACAATGATCTCTTATCTAAGAGAAAATTATCCAGAAGATTTTAACGATTACATTGAAAGTTCCGAATACCTTGCCATTATAGATCTGATTGCATTTTTAGGACAAAATTTAGCATTTAGAGTTGATTTGAATGCTAGAGAAAATTTCCTAGAAACAGCAGAACGCAGAGAAAGTGTGCTACGTCTTGCAAGATTGTTATCCTATAACCCAAAAAGAAATATTGCTGCAAATGGCTTGCTAAAGATTGAAAGTGTAAGCACGACTGAAACAATTTTTGACAGTAATAATAATAATTTAGAAAATCAAACAATTTTATGGAACGACCCTTCTAATCCAGATTGGAATGAGCAATTTACAAAGGTGCTTAATGCAGCACTTCCAGTAAACGGAACATTTGGCAGACCTGTCAAAAAAGAAAATATAAATGGAATTCCTACCGAACAATATAGATTTAATTCTACAAATTCAGATGTACCTGCTTTTAGTTTTTCTAAATCAGTAGACGGATCTACTACAAGG